CGTGGTGGCGGTGCTGAACCCAGCCCAGTGGCCACAGCTCGGCGCCAGTGGCGCTGCTGTCGCGCAGGGTCAGGATATTCTGGTCGTCCGGATGCAGACGGAACCAGCGGTGCGGCCGCAGGACAGGCTGCTCGATGTAGCGCAGCGCGCCGTCACGCTTCCAGGGCAGCTCCAGATTGGCCCAGCCGTGACCCAGACCCGAGCCGAGATCGAGCACCAGGTCTTCGACCTCCATGGCCGAGAACACCTCATTGGCGTGGTCGACGGCCTTTTTTTCCTGGGCGCTGGCGTTGTCCGGCGGCAGGATCTGCCATTCCAGCTCGGCGGCCAACTGGCGGCGCTTGAGCATGTCCGCGCCGATCTGCGGGTCCTTCTCTTCCATGTCCTCGAACAGATCCGACTGATCCTGCAGGTCGCCCTGCTCGGCGCCTTCCAGGATCTGGTAGAGACGGGCCGGGGTCAGCCCCTTGGTCGGGTGTTCGGCGAACTCGCGCTTGATCTGGCCAACGCGGGCAGTGTCGTCGGTCTGCTGCTCGTCCAGGGCGGCCGTGTCGCCACCGAACAGACGCTTGATCATGCTGGGGATGCCTACCATCCACCACCTCCAAAACCAGATTCGTGGGTATCGTCGTCATCGTCGATCTGCCCCGACTTCGGCGCGGCCATGAACTCGATCACGGTCGTCTCCAGCATCGAGGCGTAATAGGCCATCACCAGGGCGATGGCGGCGTCGCCGTGGCGGTTCTTGTTGCTGCCGGTCTTGCCCTCGGGCAGGCGCGGGATGCCTTTGATGACCTCGATGGCGCGCAGGTCGTCGCCCACCTCCCGATCTCTCGGGATGCTCAGCTGACCGTCTTCCAGAGCCGCCTTGAACTTGGGCATGGCGTCCAGGTACCAGGCCTGACTGATCATCACCGCCTCGATCAGGCCCGCGCCGTAGCGCTCGACTGCCTGTTCGCCCAGGTACTGGCCGTTGCCGCGCGAGTCGAGGGCGCCGCCCTGCAGACGTGGCAATCGGTCGACCAGGTAGAACAGCACCTGCTCCTGCTGTTTGAACGGCACGTTGCGCAGCTCGACCAGGAACGGCACCTGGCGCTGCAGCAGCGGGGTGATGACCATGGGCGCAATCACCGTCAGGTCGGCAGTGCGACCGAAGTCCTCACCAAAGCAGTGCTGATCGCCGGGGTTCAGCTTCTCCAGGAGCGGCTTCAGCTCCCGCTCGCACCAGTCGCGGATCTCGGCCGCGCGCAGGTGTTCCGGCATGGCGTTGAACTCGGCCGTGCCCTCGAAGCGCAGCACCGGCGCCTCGACCATCCGCGCCTCGATCAGCGCGCGGGACAGGTACGCGCCACCACCCGACTTGGGCACGCAGTAGTACTCCTCCAGGGCGTCCTCGCGGGTCGCGGTATCGGCCAGCAGGTTGGCCTTCCACTGGTCTTCCGCTTCCTGGCTCCAGGGCCTGCCGCGCACCTGGCAGATGCGCTGATACAGGCCCTGTTCGCAGGCATCATCCAGGGTGATGCGATGCACGCTGTAGCGCTTCTTGCCGGCCCGGCTGTCCTGGATGATCTCGTTGAACAGGTTCTCGGCGCCGTTGTGGGTCGAGATCAGCCGCACCCGTGCGCCCCACATCGTCAATGCAAGGGCGGCCTTGAGTACTTCGGCGAGCTGCTCGTGGAACGCGGCCTCGTCAATGGTGACGTTGCCCTGGCGGCCGCGCAGGTTGGACGGCCTGGAGCTGAGCGCCTGGATCTTGAAGCCGCTGGCGAAGTGGATATTGAAGGTGAGGATGTCCTTGTCCTCATCGACCAGAACCTCCTCCTGGATGGCACTGGCCGCACGGTCGAACGCCTTGGCCCACATGGCGCAGGCGTCGATGAATTCGATGGCCATCTCCTTGTTGGAGCCCACGTAGAAGTGGTTCGTGCCGCCCGCGGCCTTGGCGGCACTGGCCGACAGCACGGCGTCGGCGGCTTCCGCCCAGGTGATCCCGGTCCGCCGGCTTTTCTCGGCGATCTTGAGTTCGGACTGGTCCTCAATCCACACCCGCTGATAGGGCAATAGCACCGACTTTGGCACTGCGCTGCTCATCAGGCGATCCCCAGGATGTCGCGCTTGATCGCGTCGATGGCTTCCTTGCTCATACCCTGGCTGGCCATGGCGCCCTCGGCCACCGTTGCCGCTTCCTGCAGGGCTGCCCGTCGTACCTCCACCTCGGCGGCCCACTTCTTCTGCACTACGGATGCGCGGCCCAGTTCGGCCACGGCCTTGGCCACCTTGGGCAGGTCGATCTTGCCCTCGTCGCTCATCAGCAACTTGAACAGGTGCTCCTGAACCAGGCGCATCAGCGCTTCGTTGACCGCGCCTTCTTCATCAGGGGCGGCCGCCACCACAGCACGGGCCTGTTCGCTGGCCAGCCGCAGGGCGGACAGGCGCTCCTCGAAATTCTGGCCGTAGCGGTGCAGCGCGCTCTTGCTGATGGCGAAACCGCGCCCGGCCAGTTCGTCCGACAGGGCTTCGTAGTCGCTGAAGTTGTTCTCGGCCAGGGCCTGGTCGAGCCAGGCCTTTACCTCGGCCGGCAGGCTGGCCACCTTGCTGCGCGGCGGCATGTCAGGCGCTCCAGTACTTTTCCGGGCGGGCAATGCCGGGGCGGCAGTCCACGGTGTATTCGGCGATGTCGACCCCGTAGTGGGTCAGGCCGCAGATCCACGGGCCGCTGGGTTGCTTGTTCAGCGTGACCAGGCTGCGGTCATGCAGATAGTCCAGCTCGCGGCGCAGCTCCAGGGGCGTGGCGTCGGGATAGATCCCTTGCAGCGTTGAGAGCACGAGCGCTTCGTGGGGGTCGACCGGACGGGCGTTGTTGAGGGTCAGCAGGATGTACCAGCGCATCGACTCACGGCGCGCCTTGGCGGAATCAATCATGTCGGGCTCCGTTGATTTGGATCACTTCGAGTTTGGAGGCCAGGGCGTCGAGCTTGGCCTCAATAACTGTCTGGTTGCGCACGTAGTCCTCGCGGCGCACGTAATGCAGCGGCAGGTCGGCCTGCCAGCGCAGGAAGGACTTTTCCAACTGGCGGACCGTCTCTGTCTCCCGGTCCTGGCGCTCCAGCAGCTTGGTGAAGTTGTCTTCCCAGTGCTTGGAGGCAACCTGACGCGCAGCTTCCAGGGCACCGAAGCGCTCGTTCTGGCGCTTCTCGAACTGCACCAGGAGCAGTTTGACCAGGCCGGTGAAGATGCCGGTTACGATCCCGAGCAGGCTCAGAGCCAAGCCGATCAGCTCGCCCAGTTCCAGGTTCAGGTTCATTGCGCCTCCAGCGCGTCAATCAGTCGGTTGAGCTGCGCGGCGGTGTTGCGGCACTGCTCGGCATAGCGGGCGTGGTGCCCGAGAACGTCGGCCTGGCCGAGGCCGGAATCGAGCTGCTCAGCGGCTCCGGCGCTGGCGGCCGGCGCAGCAGCTCGGTCGGGATCTGCGGGGACTGGCAGAGCGGCGCCGGTGGCTTCGTCCCACACGCGGACAAAGCCGCGAGTGAACACACAAGCAGGCACCGGCTCAGGCGCGGCATCCCGCGCCTGGCGATAGAGGGTGGTGACACGGGCGATCTCTCCGGTAAGGCGGTCGGTGGTCTGGCGGTTTTCGCGCTGGGTGTCGGCCAGCTCACTGGCCAACTGGTCGTAGCGGACCTGGGCTTCTCGTAGTCGCTGCGCGGCGGTTTTGGCATCGCGCTCGGCGACCACGGCGCGCAGCGCGATCTCTTCGGCATGCAGGCGCTTGAGTTTTTGCAGTGCGGCGTCGGCTTCGGCATAGGCCTTGGCGTAGCCCTGATCCCATTGGGCAGAGCCATGCATCCATAAGGTCGCGACCATCAGCAGCGCGAGCAGCAACGGCCAGCTGGCTTTCAACCATGAGAGGTTCATAGGCCGGCCTCGCACAGCTCGCGTTCGGCCACACGACGGCGCACCAGGCCGCCCAGCTGCCGACCACCGGCGCGGGTCCAGTTCGACAGCTCGGCGCAGGCCTCGGCGACCCGGCCGGCCTGCAGGTGCCGCAGCATGGTCGAGTGGCGGCCGTTCTTGAGCCAGACGAAGCCGTCCTTGACGCCTGCGGCGCCGGGGCCGGTGTTGAAGATCAGCGACAGGAAGGCGGCCACGCTGGTGGTCGGCATCCGCTCGATGACTGGGGCGGGTACCCAGCGTTCGAAGATCCGCGCTGCCTCTTCCAGCCCCTGCCGGGTGTAGGCGTCGCATTGTTCGGGGGTTGCCGTGTCGCCCAGCTGGACGCCATGGGTCCAGCCTTCGCAGATGGTGGGAATGCCTACCGGGTCCAGGTAGGCGAACAGGTGCCGGCCTTCGAAGTAGGCCACCACCGGGGTGGCCGCCAGCACGGCGGCGGCGATGCGCGCCTTAACCCCCATGGCCACCTCCGACCAAGCTGCGCAGCGCGGCCAGGTGGCGGTTGCCGACCTCCGGCGCGGACTTGGTGTAATGGGTGACGTTGAGGGCTTCGCGGCGCGGCGCGGCCGGCGGCTTTTCCTTGGCCAGCTGCTGGCGGCCGGCGCGATGCTGACGGTAGGCCTGGACCTTGGCGAAGGCGCTCTTCACGTGCTCCTCGACCTGGGCGCGCCACTCGGCGGGACAGCGCTCCAACAGCTGACGGCGCCGGTCAAGGGATGGCTCGGCCAGGATCGCGGCGGCGTAGTCGCGGGGAGCGGTTGGGCGACTGATAGACAAGAGGCAGGCTCCGAGAGAA